ATACCAAAAAAGGAAAACTTAATTGGGTACAAGTTAAAACAAAAGATGCTTTGGAAAAAGAAGGTGAATTAATGGGCCACTGTATTGGAGGCAAAGGACACTGCGAACCTTTTGTAAAAGGAGATACTAAGGTATTCTCTTTGCGTGATGTAAATGGAATGCCTCACACCACAGTAGAAATAGCCAAAGCTGATGGTAAGTTTAATAGAATTGTTGAACTTAAGGGTCGTAGAAATTCAGTCCCTGGTAAATATTTTGATGAGGTGGATGAGTTTTTAAACCATTATCAAGGTAAACTAGGAGACACTCCTATAAGTATTACAGAAGAGGATAGATTTTTACCACAACAGTGGCGAAGCTCTTATACTCCCGTATACAGGATAGTAAGAGAAGACGAGGCAGGAGCACAGGTTAGTTATTTTGATCGTGACGGAACAGCTGTAAGCGAATATATGTTACGTGATGATCCTCGTTTCCCACAGGATTAATGGAGAAAATAAAGAATGGCAATCGAAAATAATCGCCCATACGAAGATGAAGAAGTAGACGTTGAGATGCCTGAGCCGACTTTTAAGGCTCCGGAGTCTGATATTGAGATTATTTTGGACGACGACGGTGGTGTTACTGTCGAAATGGGCGAAGAAGAAATGGACGAAGTACCATTTGACGCCAATCTTGCCGAAGTTGTTGACGAATCAGACATGGGGCACATCGCTTCAGAGCTTTTAGCCCTGTTAGATGCCGACAAAGCGTCTCGTGGTGACTGGGAAAAGCAATATTCTAAGGGCTTGGAGCTGCTAGGCTTCACATACGAGGAAAGAAGCAAGCCATTCAAGGGCGCTTGCGGTACTTCTCACCCAATGTTGACCGAAGCCATCATCCAATTCCAAGCACAAGCGTTCAAAGAGCTCCTGCCAAGCGAAGGTCCTGTTAAAACACAGGTGTTAGGCAAAGAAACTCGTGAAAAGATTGCTAAAGCAGAGCGTGTTAAAGAGTTTATGAACTATCAGTTGACTACGGAGATGGAAGAATACACTCCGGAGTTCGATCAGTTGCTTTGGTGGACAGGTTACGGCGGTTCAACATTCAAAAAGGTCTACAAAGACCCACATTTGAATCGCATGGTCAGCAAATTATGCTTGGCTGAAGACATTTTTATCCCGTACAACGGTTCTTCTATTGTTTCCAAGTGTGAGCGTTTGACTCATCGCATTCCGATGAGCGAAAACATGTTCAAGAAGCTTGTTGCACATGGCTACTACCGTGACACAGACGTACAAAAGCTAACACCACCTTCTATTGGCAATGAAATCCAAGACGCCACGGACAAAATGGTGGGTGTGCAGGCTGGTAGCGAGTCAGAAGAGTTGTTCTTGTTGGAATTCCACATTGACTGGGACTTACCAGGCTTTGAAGACAAGGATGAGGACGGGGAAGAGACAGGCGTGAAGCTTCCTTATGTGATTACGATTGACGAAGGCAGCAGCAAGGTTGTTGGTATCCGTCGTAACTGGGAAGAGAAGAACGAAGTCAAGGTTCGCAAAGAACATTTCATTCACTACGTGCTAGTCGAGGGCCCTGGAGCCTATGGCCTTGGTTTTGTACACTTGATTGGTGGCTTGACCAAGTCTGCCACGTCAGCCATGCGCCAATTAATTGACGCGGGTACCTTGTCTAACTTGCCAGCAGGCTTTAAGACAAAAGGTGCGCGTATTGCTAACGATGACGTGCCTTTGCAACCAGGTGAGTGGCGTGATATTGACGTGGGTGGTGCAGATTTGCAGTCATCCATGTTGCCTTTGCCGTACAAAGAGCCAAGTCAGACATTACAAGCCCTCATGGTCTTCTGTGTAGAGGCTGGAAAGCGTTTGGCAAGCACTGCTGATATGCAAGTAGGCGATGGCAATCAACAAGCGGCTGTGGGCACTACAATCGCTTTGATGGAGAAGGGCGCAACAGTGATGTCCGCTATCCATAAGCGCATGCACTATGCCCAGAAGATGGAATTCAAGTTATTGGCTCGTGGTTTTGGTGAAACATTACCTGAAGAGTATCCATACGAAGTGGTTGGCGCGTCTCGTAAGATTAAGCGCAGCGACTTTGATGGTGCAGTTGATGTTCAGCCAGTAGCTGATCCTAATATCTTCTCTAGCGCACAGCGTATCACTTTGGCACAGACACAATTGCAGATTGCTCAGTCAGCACCGCAGTTGCACAACATCTACGAAGCCTATCGTCGTGTGTACGAAGCCTTAGGCACAAAGAATATTGATGCTATCTTGACACCACAGAATCCAGACAAGCCAAAAGATCCCGCAACGGAAAACGGCGATGTGTTGGATGGTATGTCATTGCGTGCATTCGCTGGTCAACAGCATGATGCGCACATTGAAGCGCATTTAATGCAGGGCATGTCTCCTATTCTTCAATCTAACCCAATGGGTGCGGTTACACTGCAAAAGCACATCTTGGAGCACGTGAGATTGAAAGCCGAAGAAGACGTTGAAGTCGATTTGTTCAAGGCTTATGGCATGGACCCAGGCAATATGGTTTCAGACTTGCAACGTGAAGCTGCGATAGCCTTGAAGGTAGCTCAGTATTTGAAGGACGTGAAAGACAAGCAAGCTGAGATGATGGGCCCACAGGACGATCCTCTGATTAAGTTGAAAGAGAAAGAGCTAGAGCAGTCCGCACAGCGTGACCAGCAACGTGCTCAGATTGATCAACAGCGTTTGCAAGTAGAACAAGCAGACAAGGCAGAACAAGACCGCATCGACCGTGAGCGTATTGCTTCTAACGAAGAGATTGCACAGTACCGTGGCAACATTGCCATGCAAAAGATGAACCAACCGAAAGGATTCCCAAATGCCTCTTAAATCAGGTAAAAGCAAAAAGACTGTTAGCTCAAACATCAAAGAGATGGTGGGCTCTTACAAGAAAACAGGGAAGATTGGTACTAGCAAGCCTGCGTCTACAACCAAGGCTGTCAAACAGGCAGCTGCGATTGCTTATGACAATGCTGGCATTGCTAAAAAACAGGAACAACGCATCAAAAAACGTGGCGGAAGCGTTACGTTTAAGAAAGATGGTAAATTACCTGTAGGTATCTATTGATTTTTTGTATCACAAGGGCTATTCTGATAGCCAATAGCTAACGGGAAGAGGCTAAAAGATTTTCCCGCCCATGGTAGAGGAAACCATGCTCGAGTTTGCAGAAAACTTGCTTCATGACATTAGAGGTTTACGTCACGATACTGAACAACTTGTTATCAGCGGTTCCATGAAGAACATGGAGCAATATAGCCGCATGATGGGCAGGCTTGAGGGCATCCGAATTATTGAAGAGGCGATTCAAAATCGTCTTAAGCGCAGTAATGAAGATTTTTAACCCCCAAGAGGAGAAGTAAATGACGTTAACAGCGTTAGAACAGAAATGGGAAGAGGAAAAGGAAGCTCGCGGTCCTGAGCTCTTGGATGCTTACACCGAAGAGGGTGAATTAGATCCACAGAACTTGGACGAAGCTGTACTTGACCGTATTCCTAAGCCAACAGGCTGGCGTATCGCCATTTTGCCGTACCGTGGTGCTAAGACATCCAAAGGCGGAATCATCCTTTCAGAAGAGACCAGAGCAAAGACACAGTTATCCACTGTGTGTGGCTATGTTCTTCGTGTAGGCGACTTAGCCTATGCTGATAAGGATAAATTTCCTACCGGACCTTGGTGCAAGGAAGGCGATTGGGTGATTTTTGGTCGCTATGCTGGCGCAAGACTAACGATAGATGGTGGCGAAGTCCGCATCCTAAACGATGACGAGATTGTAGGCACTGTTAATGATCCAGAAGACATTCTGCACATGTGAGGAGTATGAAAATGGGACAAACAACAGAAAATCCGACGTATGAACTAGATCTTGGCGAAGGCGTTGAGGGTGTTGAAGTTGACATCAATGGCAATGAAGCCAATCTAGTAGAAACCTCTGTAACTGCCGGTCTTGGCAGTGATACGGAAGGTCAACCTCTTGACGAAGCAAGGGCTGAAGAGAAGCCTGCTGCGCAAGCCGATCAAAAGGATGGCGAAGAGCTAAAAGAATACAGCGACAGCGTTAAGAAGCGTATTGACAAGCTAACTTCTAAGCTTCGTGAAGCTGAGAGACGCGAGCAAGCCGCCATTGAGTTTGCACAAGGCGTTCAAAGCAAGTATTTAAATGCCGAACAGCGAGTGGCTCAGTCTGACCTTGGTCGTATGGGAGAAGCCAAGAGCCGTGTGGAAACACAGATGATGACAATTAAGCAAATCATCAAAAAGGCTCGTGAAGAAGGCGACATTGACACAGAG